TTTGTTATCCCTTAATTCCGTATAAAGCAATTTGTGAATACTGTACAAAATTGCTTCCGTATCTAGGAGCAACAGTAATTGTACTTATTGCGGTTGTGCTTCTCCATAAACCGCTTGTTAATTCAACTGCTCCAGTACTATTACTATTCCAATCCCAGCCTTGAAACCACCTTGTTGTTTTATATTTCACAGTTGATGAGTAATCAAGAATATCCATAATCCCTGCGTAAAAAGTACTCGCTGTAGAATTTGCCGATGGCATACCTTGGTAAGAATAAATCATATCAAATGGTGACTGATTATATACACCAACAGTTCCGTCACCAAAAAGAATATGGTCTGCATAGTTACTTCCTGTATCATTATTAAACTGAATTTTAATATCATCAGTATTGGCTGCTCTATCTCCACGCAAAAGCATACGCAATTGTAAGTGCTTATATGTACTAGAAATAGAACTAAAAGTAATAACAGAACTACCACCGCCACCAACAGTTACAGTAGCAATAGACTCATAAGATGTTGCTGCCGCAGTTAATTTAGAAGAAGCAATTACTCCAAGAATAGGCATTAGGCAATATCTCCAAACACATACCAAAGGTCAGTTCCTGCTTTAAGGCAAGTTGCCGCGCTATAACGAACTCTAAGCAAAGGTGCGGCAGGTGCGGCACCAGTTGATTGAATAGTTGTTGTGCCGCTTGTTACCGCGTTAATTGTTGTTTGTCCCGCGCCAATAGAAAGTACGTTTAGTTGAGTACCGATTGGAAAAGCCACAGAAGCGTTTGTAGGAATTCTAAATGTATTGGCTGAACCATTATTCATTGTTACAACTTTGCCATTATCGGTTAAAACTGCCGTGTAACTTGAACCTGTATCTGCCGTGAAAGCAAGATTTATTTTAGGGTCAGTAAGAGTTTTATTAGTTAAAGTTTGTGCGGTTGTAAGGTCAGCCGTTACTGCCGTATCTATAGAAACCGTTACTGTTCCCGAAGTACCGCCACCGCTTAATCCCGTACTTGCGGTTACGCCTGTAATATCTCCGTCATTATTTAGATACGGTAGAGAAGTCCAAGCAGTAGCACCAGTACCGCATTTAATTTTATTAGTATCGGTTTCAAATCCGAATTCACCTGCGGCAAGCGTAGGGTTTGTTGAAGTCCATTGTGAAGCCGTTCCACGGCGTACTTGAATTTGCGTTACTACTGGCATTATGGCGTACCCCCATTAAAAGTTTGTGTTGCGGTTGTATCTGGAAAACCACCTTGATATGGCGCAATGCTATCAGCAACACCAGCGTCTAGTTCGCTAGGCGTCACGTTACCGCTTACCTGTGTCCAGTTGCTACCGTCATAAATCATTAAGCCAGTTGAAGTGTTGTAATACATATCGCCAGCACGAAGAGTTGGCGTAGAAATTGCCGTTGCGCTTGCTGGAACGTTAGTAGGTGTTAAGGCTAAACGGCTCACGAAATATCACCAGCCACTAACCAGTTATTAGCAGAAGTTTGAATAGCGGTAGCAGATGAGTATTGCGCTCTTGTTTTTGGCGCGCTTGCCGTAGCACCTGTAGAAACTATTGTTACTCCTGCGCCTTGTGTAAACGTTACTTGCCCTGCGCCTAATTGAACGAAGTTAAGTTGTGCGCCTACGGGATATGCCACGCTTGAATTAGGCGGAATAGTTGCGGTGATAGCACCTGCGTTAGATAGCGTTATAAGTTTTCCGTTATCAGAAAGAACGGTTGTATATCCTGTAGAAGTATCAGTAGTTACACCTAAGTTAATTAAAGGACTTGTTAAAGTAGGTGTAGTTAAAGTTTTATTAGTAAGAGTTTGTGCCGTAGTTAAATCGGCGGTCACGGCGGTATTTATAGAAAGAGTTACAGAGCCACTTGTGCCACCGCCTGATAAACCAGTACCAGCAGTAACGGCGGTTATATCGCCAGTTTCAGGAATATTAGTAGTAACTAATACGCGTGTGTCAGTAATATTTCCAGTTACGATAGATAGCGCACCTGCGGCAACATCTACCGTAGCAAGCGAAATAGAGTTAGCAGGAAGTGCTGGTGCTACAGGAGAACCTGCTGGCGTTCCTGCGATTACTTGAAATACAATGTTATTAGTAGAGCCTGTGTAATAAGCGTCATTAACTGTTGCGCAAATTAAATCTATACGTGGGTTAGTTGGGTTAGCGGTAGTTATCGCTACAACTGTTGCGGCGTCATTATAACCAACATAAGTTCCCATATTTGCTTGCGTTGTTCCTACGATTGCCGCCCAACCACTAGCAATAATTACGCTCATACCAACAGGAGAGTTTTGTGTAACCGCAAGTGAAGTAGATTTAATAATTCCTGTAGTAGCCCAAAGTGCTTGCGTAGTTAAGCGGTCATTTTCCGCAGGGTGTGAACCGTTTTGTAACCACGAAGGCGGTGTGCGTAGCGTCATTTATTCTCCTAGATAAAAGCAGAATTCCACGTCACCGTGGCTTGCGTAGTTCCTACAACGGCACTACCTGCGTCACCAGTAAGGTAGAAAAGATTAGTGCCAGGTTGCGCCCAGAACCACTCCCCTGATATTAGCAAGTTACGGGCAGGTTGTCCGTTAAGTGTGATTAGTTTATTGTATAAATCTACTACAAGGTCATCAGTATCAGTATATGTCCCTGAAAAATTTAAAGCATTACCTTGTGTTTGGTTACCAAGAATAGGGTCTGTGATTGGACCATTAAGCGTTATAGTCGGATAAGCATTAGCCCAACCGTTATTAGTAATAGTGGTAGTAATTTCTACAGACCCACCACCATAAGTAAGGTTATAAATACGGTTATAAGTACGTCCCGTAGCAGGTGTATAAGCAAGTGAAGCGGTCTGTTCGTTATTACTAAAATAGGCTGGATTAGGACAGAAGAATTCAACTTGGCTAGTTATCTTGCCATAGGTGTAATCAGGGTCTACGGCGGTTCTCAGAGCGCGTACACGGGCATTTAAGAACTGTGTATCAGAAGGCGGCATAAGGAAATAAAGCGGTGTAGTTCCCGAAGTCTGAGGCAATAAATAACTTTGAATAGTATTGTAATTTTGTTGCGCGCTTACGCCGTTAGCACCAAAGGTGTTAAAGATAATACTAACGGTTCTGCCAGCATAGAAATCTCTTCCTGAAAACATACCGTCTGCGTAGCCACGGTTATCATCTTGCGTTCTTAGTTCAGGTAATGCTTCTAAGCCGTCTACAGAAAGAATTTGGTACGGCGAATCAGTACCGCCAAAAGTTAAACCGTTAAATGAAAACGAATATGGTTGCGTTAATGTAACGGTCATTATCTATCCCTCAAATTAGCACTTAATGATTGCGCCGTTTTTACAGTTGCTGTCTTAGGTGCGCTTGCCGCAGTAATACCAGCCAACGTAGTTGTATTTACAGTTCCATATTTTATACCGTTAGTTACAACTGAAGCAATAGCCGTTGGTGAAGCGTTAGTATTAGCCGTAACGTTAGTTGTAATATTTGTTGTAGCAGTTTTTGTAGAAGAAGAACTACTTGACGAACCGCCACCGCCACCACCGCCACCGCTACCTGCGGCATAAATAGGCGCAGGAATAACTATAGGAGTTTCAAGTAACTTTTTAGTATTATTAAAATTAGTTAGAAGTGCGGTTATTTCTTTATTAGTAGCCTTTGTAGCGTCTGTAATCTTTCCTAACTTATCTTTAAATTCTTTTTCGATAGCGGTTAAAGAATCTTCTAAATCTTTACGTGCCGCATTAGACGCTTCTACAAAATCTTTTTCCGCTTCTGCTAAAGATTCCATAAGGTCAGAGTTAATTTCTGCTACGGCTTCGGCAAAGTTTTTATTCTCTTCGGCTAACGCTTCTGCTAAGTCTGCCTGTGCGCTAGCAATAGCGGTATCGCGAGTTGCTTCTGCGTCCGTCATAGCCTTATTGAAAGCCGTATTTATTTCCGCTTGCGCCGTTAAATATTCTTTTGCTTGGTCTGCTAATGCGCTCTTTAAATCGGATTGCGCTTGGGTATAAGCGTTATTAAGTTCTTCGGTTGCTAAGTTTCCAAAAGTACTCATACTCTTAGCAAGAGCGTCTACGCCGTGGTTAGAAGTCGCTTCCATATCCTTATACGCGTCTTGTAACTCTTTAACGGTTTCAGGGCTTGCGTCAAGAATAGATTTAGAAAGTTGATTACCAATTTCGGGACCAGCAGAAACTACTTGTTCAATAAACGTTTGTGAAAAACCTCTAGCCTGTAATAGTGCCGCGTTCTTGGCTAGTTCCTTAGAAGAAGCAATTTTATTTTTCATCGCTTCTAATAACTTCTCTGCGTTAGCCGTTCCTGCTTCTACTAATCCTTTAAAAATATCCGCAGGATTAAATTCCGTACCTTTACGAAACGCGTCACGAAGTCGGTTAGCAGATTCTTCTACTAAAGAAGCAAGTTTGTCGTAATGATTTTTATAAATATCGGCTACTTTTTTAGTATTATCAGATTCCGCTTTGGCTAAATCTTGACCTTTCTTTTCGTTAAGGTCAGCCATAGTGTCGTTAAAACGTGTTTGCGCTTCTGTAATTTTCTTTTGCGCGTCAGAGTTTAGTTTAGTAACTCTTTCGTTATGGTCTTTAGTAACACTTTCAATTCTTTTTGCGGCGTCAGCACGAAGTTTTGTAGTAGTTTCGTTATAGTCTTTTTCTAACTCAGCCATTTTTTCATTAAACTTAGTACGCGCGGACGCAACTTTGTCATTCAAATCTTGAACAATTTTCATATAACCTTCGTTGGCTTTAGCAACTTTAGGGTCAGCCTTACCGCCTTTACCCCCACCAACAGTTGCACCGCCTACGTTTGGTACGTCAGGAATCTTTGGAGTAGCAAAAGTTAATTTAATAGGTTTATTAAGTTTATCTAAACTATCAGCCATACCTGTAACTTTTTTAGCCGCACTATCAAAGAATTTACCAACGCCTTCGGTAGCGGTTTCTAATCCTTTTAATGCTTCCTTTGCGCCACCTACGCCAAGTAACGCTAATCCTTTTAATAATAGTTTAAGTGGTCCAGTAGCAATTTTTAGTAATCCAACTGCTAAATCGCCAACTACGCCAATAATAAATCCCAATGCTTTTACGCCAACTTTACCAATCGCAATTATCATCTTACGGAAAGTTTCAGACTTATTCCAAAGTAAAACCATACCGCCAATAAGAAGTACTACGGCAGCAATAATTAAACCAATAGGATTAACGGTCATAGCAGCGTTAAGTGCTAACTGTTGTCCCGTCATCATAGCCATAACTGTTTTTTGAACTGTTGTAATTACTGTCCACGCCTTAGTTGTTGCCGCAATTATTTTTATAGTTGCGTTATATGCGGCAAGAGCAACGGTTACGGTAATAACTACGCCAGCAAGAATAGATAGCCACGAAGAATTCTTCTTAACAAACGTTACTGTATCTGCAAGAAGGTCCATAAATTTTTGAATATAAGGTAATAAAGTAGTACCAAGAGTTTCGGCTACGTCAGCAAACTTTTCTTTAGTAACCGCTAACTGACCTGCAAAAGTTTTTGTATAAGCAGTAGCCTGTCCGCCAATACGTGCGCTAAGTTCTGCCATACCCTTTTCAAGCATTTGCGCCTTAGGTAAAGACGTATCAAGTTCAATACCCATTTCTTTAAACGCTTTAGCAGAACCCATATTTGCTTTTGAAACGATAGAAGAAGCGTCAGCAAGTGAAATATTTTTAACGCGAGCCAAGTCAGCCGAAGTAGCAAGAAGTTTTTGCGCCGTATCTAAGTCACCAGTAGAACGGAATAAAGTATCAAAACCTGCTGCGGCTTCTTCTCCACCAAAACCTAAATTAACATAAGAGCCAGTTAAGTCTTCTATTTCTTTTCTAACCTTAGGAGTATTAACGCCAAAGTTAGAAAGAGTTGTGCCTAACTTACTTAATGCTTGTTCGGCTTCATTGGCTTCTTTGATACCAAAAGCGGCAAAGCCTACGAACGCCGCACCCATAGCAAGAAGTCCAGCCGTAGCCACCTTAGAAGCCTTATCTAAGCCCGAAATTTTACCGCTAGCAACGTCAGCGTCTTTTTCCATTTTTTCAAGTTCTTTATTAACTTCTCCGAACTTGGCTATGGCTTGGTCAGCAATCGCCTTAATTTCAAAAATTGCAGGTGGAAGAAAACTAGAGCCAGCCATTACTTAGTCACCGCCAAATGCTTACGGATAATCATTGGAACTTGTACTTTAAATTTTTGGAAAGCAGGATTCATATATGGGAAACCAGCCATAGCAGAAGTTCCTTTCCAAGAAGGTGGTGCGTACTTACCGCCTAATTCTACTGCGCGACCATAGATAATTGTTGGTCCAACGATTGCTTCATATTTGCCAAAACCTTTATTAAATTTTTGACCACGGATAGAACGCCGTAAATTACCAGTACGGTTCATAGGTGGCTGACCTGAGGTTGCCTTATCCCATACGCCGTCTGTCTTACCGCGCTTACCTGCGATTGTTTCTTTGGAGAGTTGAATTAAAGTAGTCATCATTTCGTCACGACAAGCCATAGCACTTTTGTCTATGCCTTTACCAGCCTTCTCTACGGCTTGGCGAACCTGTTTAAGGTTTGTGACTATCATTTTCTACTTCTCTCACTACTCCTGCAATATGAATTAACCAATCCAGTAAGTGAGCAGGTTGCTCATCTACCTGTGAAGGTGTCCAACCAAACCTTTCCGCACAAACGTAGTAGTACCACTCTTCGTCAGGATAAGAAAAGGCTTCGTGTCGCTCGCCACCTTCAAGTATCCACTTTAACCGTTGGAGTTGTCGAAAGGGCTTTCAGGGTCTTTTTCTGTTTCGTCTGTCTTATTTAGATTTGGAAATAGAATCTTTTGTGCGTCCTTTGTTTCTTCGGTTAAGAAGTCATAGTCAGCCATTTCAAGTTCTTCAAGGGTAGTAATTCGAATTGACGGAATAATCAAATCAAATGACCACTCTTTAATTAAGACCGCAAGAAGTCCGTCTGTTAAAGATAGGGCTTGCATAATTCCTTCGTCAGCCTTTGCCGCATTAGCGTAAATCTTTTTACGGTCTTTTACGCGTAGTTCCTTAGGGTCACGAATTGTTACAGTTGCTCCACTAGGAAGCGTTACTACTTTTTCTGCCATTTTGTTTTCCTTCCAATCGGTAATGTGCCTTCCAAATGATACTTTAAAAAGGTGCTCAGGGGTGGGAGCAGGGAAGGCGTCTGCTCGACCAACCCCTGAGCACTACTGTTTCAGAAACTTATGCGTAAGTTCCTGAAGCCTTTGCGTTTTGTAGCACCCACTTGATAGGTGCGAATCCGCCAGTTGAACCAGCGTCAGTTGTGTTTCCTTGACCGTTAAGTTCGATTGTAACGCTTACGAAATCATCTCCACGTTCAATAACTGCGGCGGTGTACGCGCCTTTAGTAATTGTTGCTTGAATCTGAACCAAACTTGCGCCTGTGCCGTATGACCAGTTAAGGACAATGGCTGGTTGTGTATTGTTTAGGAAACGAACAAGTTCTGAATCATTATCCATAACAAACTTAATAGAGCCTGTTACTTCAAGTGGTCCAAGAAAGATTTGATATGGGTTCTGTGTATTAGAAATACCGTAGATTGGCGTTGCCGCACGAGTCATATCAATATTACCTTCCATAGCGGTTGCCACAGAGGCACCAGCGATAGAAACAGTTCCACGCCATACAGGAGTAGGAAGTACTGTTGAGAAGGTAGGTGTTGGGTCTGCTACGGTTGAAGAAGCCCAACCTGTTGTCTTTGCGTCATACTCCAACATACCGTCAGCGTTAAACTTCAAAGAGAAATCGCTAAACTGGCAACCTGGGTATGAGCGTACTTCTACCGCATAGAAATCGGTAAGAGTATAAGAAATTGGTTGTACGTCTACATCTGACGTAAGACTATTTTCAAGACTAATAGTATGTGTATAAGGCGCGCTAGCACCTGTTGTTGCTACTGAGCCAAGAAGTCCTGCGATTGAATAACCGATTGTGTCGGCAAATACCGCACCACCGAAATCAAAAGTTGAACGTGTGCGACCCTGAATGTAGTTGTAATTAACTACGTTAGAGCCACGCAAGCCTGTATCATAAAGTGGGTCTACTAAATCTACTGGCTTTAAATTATCCTTTGCTACAGGGATAAAATCTGTTGGTGCTACTATCGTTCCTTTTGTTGCTTCTTTAGCAATACCTAAATAGGAACGTACGGACGCTTGTACGGACATTAATTCACTCTCCTACTGTTGTGTCTGACGCGGCAGACTTGGTTGGTTCTGTTGGTTTTGGTGCTGGTGTAGATACTTTCGCGCCAGCAAGAGTTACATCTGCCGCACTAAAGTTATCAGGCGCGTCAAACTCTTCGTTTGGTTTCACTACGATTCCAAGCGAAGGAAACACACGCTCATCTGTTCCTACGTACTTGTATTTCATTTTTTCTCCTTATGCTTGAATCATTTCAGTTACATCAAACTGAAGTTCAGCAAACGTTTCCGTTGCTCCTTCAGCAGAAGTCGAAGGTTCACCATATACGCCGTTAATAACTGGCTCTGCTCCTTGCCATACTAGGATACCTGTTGAGTCTCCAAAGTTATGGTCAGAACGTAGTCGTGTCTTAATTGCGTCTACAAGTGTATCAAAATCTGCCATAGCAGTTTCGGCTAATTGGTGTAACGAGTGGTGAAAGATTTGAAGAATTACAGAGTAATCAACTCTCTTCCAACCACTATGCGCGCCACCAATAGCCAAACGGTTTTCTGTTTCTGATTGAATAAAGATTACTACTGCGGCACGGCTCATCTGTCCTGCCTGTGCGTTTACTTGAAAGTCAATACGCTTAGGAAAAGAAACAAAGACTTGGTTTAAATCTTGAATAGGCGGATTCGAAATAAACGCATATAACGTATCTCTTACGCCTACGCGCCCTGCCATTAACGAACCCTTCTATAAAGGGTAACCATTTCAATCGCCATAGCGATTTCGTTTCCATAACGTTGCGCGCCGTCAGTAACGCTTTGCGCGGTAGTAGTAATACCCATAGTCATTGACCTATCGCCACGAACCTTTGCGAACGCGGTTGTAACAAGAATCGTTGCTTGCTTAATCGCTTGTGGCAAGTTGCCGAAAGTAACTCCTGCGGTATGCGTATAAACCAAAGCACTAGCCAAAGGAACGGTTGTAGAACCGTACGTATAGTTAGAAGCAACAGTAATAGTTTCGCTTTTTGCGCCGTCATAAATTCGGTATTGACCGCCAGCCTGAATACCTGCCGCATTAGATACGGTCATAGAAGAAGCGAGCGCAACTGCCGTAGCAATAGGGTTATTTACGTAACCGCTTGTGTAGTTATATTGACAATAAATCTGATTGTAATTAGAGCCACCACCACCGAAAGAAAGTGGACCGCTACTTGACCAAGTTAAAGACATTTGTGATACGGGAATAATTATTTGCTGGTCTTCAAACCACGATAGAGAACAATCAGGAATCGTTATAAGTTCGTTAGGAGTAGGACCATAGGAGAAACTTTGTAAAGAAATAATAGGATTGTTATTAGGGTGTAACGCTATAAAGCCTTGTGGTGTAAAGCGCGTACGTTGCGTTTCGGTACGTGTCTGCGCGCTTAAATTTTGATTTAAATATTCGTCTAAGAAGGAAGAAGCGCGAAGAATTAGCCTTGTTAATTCCGCGTCTTGTGCGTCCTGATTACCGCCTACTACTAAATTGTTATAGTCAATAGAAGTTGGTGCGTTCTTAAATTCTTGTAGGGTTATGTAAGGTTGTTCGAAGAACGGCGTCTGTGTAGTAATACCTGTAGCCATTTAGTCACCGTCTTTCATAATCCGTTCGTTTTCGTGTCCGCACCGCGAACACTTTTTGAAATAACTACCGAAGCCGCACTCAGAACACGGAAAGCCTTCTGTGTCTGCTACGCCACCTGCGCTCGCTACTCCTAAACCTTCTGCTTTCATTTGTGCGGCGTGTTTAGGATTATCTACGTTAATTAACCCTGAACGGTCAGCCCTGTAAACCTTTGTACCGCGTTCTGTTTGAATAGATACTTCTCTTAATCCCTGCGGTGGAATCATCTTGCCCATAGTTATTCCTTCCTGCTAGTAGTGGCGCGCCCACTATATGACGCGCCACTCTAACATTAACTATCTACTTATGCGTTTACGATTCCTGATACTGCGCCGTTCCAAGCAGGAGCAGAGCAGAAGAATGTGCCACGGAAGTAAGTTGAGAAGTCATATGAGAACTGTGTTACTGGCCATTGGATTCCCATATAGTCCTGAACCATATAGTTCGCCCAAACATCTGATACCTCAGTATCAGGAATTGGAAGAGTATATGAAAGAACTGGAGAAACGCCCTGAGGCAACCAAGGGTGAACTGTAAGAGGAACCATCTTGCCTGTAATTTCGTTATACAGACCACCGATTGTTGCTCCACCTACGTAATCGCCTGACTCTGTTTGAGTAAGGTTTAGACGGTAGTTAGCAGTTGAACCGTTCTTGATTGAATCAGAGAGTTGCTTACGGTCTGCACCGTTGATAAGAATCTCGTCTGGGTCAGCCTTAACGTTGTTGTAAAGGTTATAGAACACAGTCTGATATTCAACACCTGGGTTAGAAGTGCTAAATGTTGTGTTGATTGTGTTGTTGTAACCTGAAGAAGAACCAAGAACTGTTGGAAGAATTCCGTCATAACCTGTTGCGTAAGCAGATGTATCTGCGTTAGCGCGTGAAGCCGCAGCACCTGTTGTGGTGAGTGCGAAGTTATTTCCAGTAAGTCCGATAGTTCCTGCGCCTTGAATTACCGCAGAAGTTCCTTGTGCGGTGCCTTGGAAAGTACAGTTAGCAGTACCAGTTGCAGTACCAACGTAAATGTTGTAACCGATTGCGCCTGTAACTGCTGTCCAAGAAATTGCTAGAACGTCACCTGAAGCACACGCGGTTGATTGAACTGTTGAAACGATTGACTCACCAAAACCTGAAGATGAGATACCAGCGTTAGCAGTTACGTATACGTAGTATGTTGTAGCCGCAATAGCAGTCTGACCTGTTGCCGCAGCAGGTGAAGTTAGAGTTACTGTTGCTGGTGCGGAAAGCGCGCCTGAGTAACCTGAAGCAGTACCGCGAGCCATCAACATCATACGTTCTTCCATAAGCATTGTTGCGTATAGAGTTGAAGTAGATGATAGTTGGCGCAAGTCCTGATAACCCATAGCAGAGAAGTTAGCGTCAAAAGTTACGCTATCTGATAGTGAGTATGAGTTGTAAGGAAGGATTAAATCCTGTGCGGCATAACTAATGATTGGTCCACGCTCGTAGTTAATTGAACCAAAAGTAGCAGTTGAACTCTGCGTAATTCCTGGCCAAGTGTTTCCTACTCCACCTGTTCCTGTACCTGTGTAACCAAGAATTTGCTTCTGACGGTGGCTTGTGCCTACGCCTTTTTTACGAGCAATTTTGTTACGAAGTGGTGTTGGACGTGGTGTAAGCATCTTTGCTGGTGCTTCCAAATCGAAAGCAGCGAAAGATGTTGAGAGTGGAGAAGTTAGAGAAATCTCCTTTTGAATATCTTGCATAGCCATACGTTGTGAAGCAAGTGCGTTATTAAGCGCGCCTAGTGCGTCAGGTGTAAGTGACTTGTTTGCTACTGCCGCTTCTAGCACTGCTACAGGGTCACCTGCGGCTTGTGCGAATGTTGCGCTACCTGACTTGATAGCCATAATTGCGCTTGGGTCAGTAACTGAGTTACCAATAGACTTATTAAGTTCTGAGTTGAATTCTTCGTTGCGTAGTGCCGCTTCTTTAGCGTTACCAGCGTCAGAGAAAAGGTCAGCAGCCTTAACTTGTGAAATCGCCATTTTTATTCCTTTCGTAAAGAGTTGTTATTTGGCTTTGATTGCTTTGGCTTTGGCTTCAAAATCTTGAGCCAATTCCTTATAGCCACGGGCAAGTTCTTTGTCCGTAGCAGAAGCGGACTTTGCGCGATAATCTGCGGCAATAGAAAGGAAGTGAGAAATTTCTTCTACTGTCTTTTCTTTAATCGCAAACCGCTTTGGTCCACTACCTACTGCTTTTGTTTTCGCCGTTGCTAGGTCATCTTGTAACTTACTAATCTCTTCTTTATAAGAGTTAATCTCATTAGTTACTGAATCAGTAGCACTCTTTACGGCTTTAGCAATAATGTCGTTAATGACTTCATTACTTAGAGCAGACTTCTCCGAATCTTCTTCGGAATCTTCAAATACGTCTTCATCTGTAACACTTGGAAGACGTTCGATTGTTGTTTCTGGAATAATAGTTTCTGTTGATTTAGCAGTTTCGTTAGGGCTAACCATAACCGCAGTTGAAACGTTATCGCCGTTTGGAAGTTGCGTAGCACCGTGTGAGTTCGCAGGTTGGTTACAACCGCACTCTAGGCACTTAGTAACTTCACCTGACTTATCAAGTGGCTTCTTACCTTCGGCTTCTTCTACTTCTTCTTCAGCAGTTTCAGCACCGACATTTGAACCTTCTTCGGTTTCTTCTTCGGCAGATTCGCCAACGTCACCTTCGGCTTTATCTTCAATATAGCCAAGTTCCTTACACATCATTGTAAGGTCAGACATTTCTTTTGTGAGTTCCTGAAGACGCTTTAACGCTTCTTCTTTTGAATACTCTTTGTGTGCTGATTTTTCTTCGACTGCTTCTACCGCTTCTACAACTTCTTCAGTTACGGTTTCCGCAGGAGTTTCTACAACTTCTTCAGTTGCTTCTACGAGTTCTTCCACTTTTACAATCTCCGTTCCTACGGACTTAGCCATAATTAGTTTTGCGTTAGGGTTTGCTGGTCGGTCTACTAAAGATACTTCTACAATTTGACCGTCAATAATTCGTCCATTTGCCGCTTTGTTATCACGAACTACACGCGGTGAACGAATACCAATAGAGAATCCCTTGAATACGCCTGTCTCTGTTTTCTTAACACTAACAGGGTCTACTACGTGAACGTTAATATAAAAGCCGTCTGCCTTAGCGTCTAGTTCTTTTGCTACACCTGCGGCAATATTTGAGTGTTGTTCACGAACGTTTCCGCCTGTCTTAAACCACTCAGGCATAGCGGTAGCAAGCCAACCAGCGTCACAAATCTGCTCGTCAATATCAAGAGAATCGTCTGTTGCTTTGCCGTACACCATTAGTGTTCCGTCTTCAAGTTTCTCTTGCTTAATAATTTTAGCAAACGCACTTGTTGTATCAAGGTTCATAGATTTATCCTTTTTCTTTTCTCTCTCAGAAATACTGTCAGCCCAAGTTTTTCCAGCGTCACCGCCCCATAGTAACCAAGCAATATAGCCAGCAGAAGGGTTTGAAGTATTTCCCCAATCTTCGCCTTTTTTATCAACTTCGTGACGTGCAAAATAAGATACCATACGGCGAATAGTTTCTAACGGAATGCTTTGACCATTAGACAAACTTCTTGCGCGCGCAACTCCTACTTCTGTTCCACCACGATTAAACTCACGGCGCAATTCCAAGCCACGTCTTGCGTTACTTTGAACGCCTTGTGGTGGTATAAATCCGTCAGCCATTAGTTTTCCTTACCCTGCGTAAGTAATTACAATCGCACCTGCCGCAGAACCTGCCGCAGAAATCGCATATACAACATCTCCACTATTAACATAAAAAACTTGATTTGCGTTTGCGGCTATTGTTCTACCAATAGTTGCGCCTGAAGTAGCGATTGTTTCGTCACCAACAAAGATTGCCGCTGAATGACCGTTATGAATGTTAATAGGAGTTTGACGTGGAAGACCAGTTGGCACGGTAAAGATAGCCGTAGGTGTAGTAAAAGTAGTTGCGTTAATATGTCTAAAAGTCATTGTTAATCCTCTTCTCCAAGAATAAATGATAGTGCGTCTTCACCGATATTGCGAGTATCTACTACGTATGGCGCAATATCGCATACACAGTTTGGGTGAGCAGGTGGTTCCGTATCTCCACTTGGAAACGTTTCGTCAATACGGATAGGTGAAACGTCTGCGTTCTCTTGGCATAAATCGCAAGGGTCAGCAACAAGCCACTCTACCAGTTCAACGCCACTTTCTTGGTATAACTCACGTGACGCCACGGCAACTGCTCTACTCATTTCTGTTTGCGCAATTCCAAGTGCGCGCTCGCTATCGCCAAGTAAATCTTCTACTTCACTCTGTACGCTTTTAGGAGTTTGACCCTTTGCGAGCGCACGTGAAAGAAGAGTTCCAAGACGGTCAAGTGTTGTTCTATCTACGCCTTGAATCGTTACGTTACGTCTATCAAGTAAGTCAGATAGACCGCGTGGCGGACGTAGTAAAAGTGCCGCAGGTTTATTTCCTGCGCGCCACGTATCCCAATTTATAACGCTTACCGCATTACGTAATTGTTGTAACGTACTAGGTGCTTTATTTATTTTGGCTTTTGCGATTCCGCTTAACGCCATATCCTGACCTAATACATAAGACTCTACGTAGAGAGTTCGTAACGCTTCATTTAAAGGTTGGCTATTAACTCTTACGTGTACCTTCGACCACTCACGTAATTCTTCGGGCTTAATTTCCGTACGTCCTTCGTACTGCGCAAAGAAAGCGGCAACTACGGTTTCAGGGTTTAACGATTCTTTTAAAGCGTCACGAATTAACTTTGCTCGTCTTGCGGCAAGGCGTTTCTTTGCTAGGTTCTTTTGCTTCCACGCTCTATTCATAGCGTCCTACGCTAAATAACGTTCGGCATACCACCGTGCTGAGTCATAGTCTTTTGTTACTACGAACTTATTTAAAACGTCCGCGTATACAACTGGTACTTCTCTAAAGTTAAACGGACGTGTAGGTGATTTCTTTAAGAAACGTAAGAATTGTTTTAATTCGTCTACGGCTTTATCAGCAGAATCGGCTTCTATAGACGCGCTTAACTCTTCTATTGCGCTATTAGCCGCACTTAATGCGGTTTCTTCGGGCTTCTCCGAACCTTGTAATTGCTGAATAGCGTCCTGTGCTTGTGATAAAACGTTCTCTTGCGGTGTGCCTTCAGTACCGTTTAATAGTTCGCCTTGTGTATCTATACCACCCATAGCGGAATCAAAAGGAACTATTCCTGCTTCTGTAATGAAATACGCGCCTGTTCCTGCCACGATAATAGGCATATCAGCCTCAGGAGATTCAATTAAAGGAAGTCCTGAACGTGAACGGGCTTCGTTAATAGTAAGTCCGCCTGATTTAATTTCAATATCACGGGTGCGCGCAACGCTCTCTAAGTCTTGACGTCCTGACTCCATAAACTTAAATTCAAGTTCGCGTGGCATACCAAGATATGTATATGAAAGGTTTGAAATCATCTTACCAATCCAAGTAGCCAAAGGAATTGCGCCAATAACTTCTGACGATTCGGCTTGACCCATTTGGAATCCTGAGCCACCTAGTCCACCTTTAGGACTAAATCCGATTTCACTAGGCATAACTCCGAAGTGACCGCAGATAGAATTCACAAGGTATTCGTCAAGAGTATCTTTAAACTTTTCGCCGTATCCGTCATACTGAACCGCTTTAAGTCCTGCTGGTAATAGACGTACGCGCTTACGTTGTTCGGTCTGTCCTGCTAAATCGTTATTAAATATATTTTCATAAGCACGAAGTAGTTCAGGGTTGTTACCAAAGTTAGCGTCAGTTTCCATAAGCAACTCAGGTGTAACGCCGTCTGTATATTCGGCACGAATCCATTGTTGTCTACGTAAATAAATATCAGCGAGCGCAAGTGCGCGTTCTGTAGGTGAGTAGCCATATACCGTCATTGTTCGGCGATTACGAATCATATAAGAGAGTTCGTCTGACGTGAATTCTCCGTCTGCTTCTTCGCCTTCGCTACCTGCGGCAAATTCGCTACGTGGGAAGCCATAAAGAATTTGTTGGTAAGCAGGGAACGGTGGCATTGGTCGCATACCACGGTCATCTATAAGTGGCTTAATTGTAGAACCGTCAAGAATTTGTAGCCCTAATAAATCTCCACCGACAGTTGATTGCGGCCAAACTGCCCACGCGTCAAGTACTAAGATTTCTTCTAACGCAATATTTAACCAATCGCTAAATACAATACCGTTTGACTTATCAGGTTGTTCCCAAAATTGACGCGCTCGCGAAATCTCTTCTGTATATCTATCACGTGCTTCGGTCATAGCGCGCGTATGGTTACCACCGATTTCGCTAATAATCTTTTCTGCGGAATCTTCTGCTAAAACAATATCCCAATTAAGTCCGACAATCTTTGACTTTAGTACTTCAATACAACGGCGAAGAATATCAATTTGGTCGGCTGCCGCACGAAGAGTTCCAAAAGGAGTTAGACGTGTAGCAGTTATATTTATATTTTGCGCTACTTGGTATTCATAACGGCGTGGGTCAGGACGTCCTGAATCTTCACGTGGTGGGTTAATAGCCCCTGGCACAATAGGCATACCTGGAGAAAACGGTACGTTTGGTGTAACAGGGTTACGTGGTAATGCGTCAGTAGTGCCGTAAGTTGTTTGCGTACGTCCTGAAATATTTCTCATATCTTGTTCGGACATAGCAACTGCGCCTACAGGTAGGTTAGGTGCCTTCGTAATTTCTTCGGCTACCTTCTGAGCAATACGGTCTAACAGACCCATATTTATCTCCTTCTATTAGCCGTTATTAAGCGTGTACTACTACGCGATACTGGTTTGAAGTAGGTGCTACTGAGAATGCGATAGTAACAGTATTGACCGTTGTGTGTGCTACGTCTGTGATTACTTCTGCGTATGGTGCAGAGTTATCGTAGACAGTAACAATTACGTCACGTGTATTTAAGTTATGTGTGACCGTATAAGAAGTAGCCGCACCGTCACCAACGCTTGCCGCATACTTACTTACGACAACTGCTGAGTCAATCGCTACGGTATTTGTTAGTACTGTAATACCGTTTCCTGCGCCTACCGCTAAGTCTGAAGAGATATTCAAACCTGAAGTAGTAGCCAATTTAATTTCTGCGCCACTTGCGCCTGTTGCTAATCCGTATCCGCTACGTGGAGCAAAGGTAAAATTAGAGCCAGTAAGAACTACGCCGTTAGAAGCGGTATATGTACCTGCGCCTGAGAACTGAGTCCAAGTAATATTTGTTGAGCCAAGAGTTACTGGCGCGTTGTTAGTACAAACCCAACCTGTATCCGCGTTTACAGTTCCTTGTTCTACGAATACGTATGCGCTAGGAAATTCTGAACCTACGTTCATATCTGTTGAACGTGTTGGTGCGCCTGAAGCATTAACAGTATAAATACCGTTAGCAGTAGCGTCTGTTTGGTTCTTAATTAAAATACGGTCATTAGTTGCGAGCGTAACGCCGTCTACTACTTGACCGTTAGCAAAGGCAGTAGCCAAAGTTCCATTAGTAGTTGTTGCCGCTACTACTGACGCTTTAGTATCAAGTCCTTGTGCTACTGAATCTACGTATCCTTTATTTGCGGCGTCTGTATCTGCGCTTGGAGTTCCAACGTTTGTGAGTTTGAATCCAGCCATAGATAAATCTGCGGCAGGAGTGAACGCGTGTGTGTGGTCTTCTTTCGAAGGTGTAGTTGCGCTTCCTGCGCTACCAGTTACGCCAGCAATAGCGTTTGGTGTAGCAGTACCAAGCGCAGGTGTACCGTGAGTATGGTCTGCGCGCGCGTAGTTAGTAGCAGTACCGTTTCCTGAAGCCTGTCCGTATGAAGTTTCAGTTACTACGTTTCCAAAAGCATTAGTCTGTTGCCAAGTTGAACCGTCTGAGTAATAGAAAAGATAATTATCTGTTGCGTAGTAAATAGTTCCTGTGTCTACTGAACCTGCGGCAGGACGTGCAGAAAGTAAACCTGATTGAACCGCGTTACCAGCGACTTCCCAACGTGTTCCATTATAAATATAAAGTTGATTATCAACGGTGTTGTAATACACCTGACCTGCGAGTGGTGTTGCTGGCGCAGTAGCAAGATTCTGAATTACCGCGTTCTGTAATTCGTTCTTGTTAAGGTCAATGCTAACTAAAAACTTACGGCTCATTTGTTCTCCTAAATTACGTACGCCGTACCTGTAAAGGCACTGGTGAAGGTTATCACCATTTGATTCTTGCTTGGATAACTAAACGTGCCTTCACAATTAGTTCCTGCGCTATCCAAAACTACGGCGGTTGGTTCTCCACCTAAGTTATGGTTAATCGTCCATACTGCGCTTGCTTGCGCTTGCGTGTGTGTATAGAAAATACTAGCAGGATTACCTGCTGGACCTTGTGGACCAACACCAATAATTTCTACGGTAGGAATAATCGGTTTAATGATTACTGCGTCATCTGCCATTATCGCGTCACCTCAGGACTTACTACTACCTGACCCTGTGCCAGCCTTGTAACAATACTACCATTTACAAGTTCTATATCATAGACATACGTGCCTTCGTCAATCGCAGTTGTCTGTGTCGCAGTTGCGGTCACGGCTACAAATCCTGTGAGTGCGGTTATTGTGATTCCGCCGTTTTCGGTAGTAAGAGTTAATACCGCGTCAGGACTTGAAGGAAGCGAGCGCACCTGAAGTCTTGCGGTATATCCCGTTAAGTTCATAGGTACGGTAGCGATTCCGCCTGAGATATAAGTACCAGTTGTAGCGTTAGCAACGGCAAAAGAAGTTGAACCTGAAGCCGTAATAGTTTTACTTTGAAGGTTATAACTATTTGGATTTACGCCGTCAATAGAAACAATTTGACCAATAGCAAAAGCGTTAGCGCAAGTATAAGTAACTGTTGTTCCGTTACCTACTACGTTAGTAATTACCGCAGGTTGTTTATAAATAAAGTTAATATACCAAGTAGCACCTTGGTCAATCGTTGTGTTGTATGTGACCGCCACTTAAACTCCTATACTTGTTCCACACGAAGAACATATTGCTTGACCTTTAGCCTGAGGCATACGACACGAAGGGCAAAAGTCCGCCATAGCCGCAAGGCTCATCATACTACTGCTACCGCTATTTAACTCTGTAATAGCCCAAACTAAAGCGTCAAGGCGGTCAGGACTTTCGCTACTAACTGGCGTCCACTCACACATTTGCGTTTCTAGTTCTGCGAAATATCCGTGGTGGTGAACTCTACCCTGTTCATATAAAGAACTAATAGGTTCAGCGCGTAATTGTTTTCCACGTGTCGCAGTTACTTTCTTTACTGGCGCACTATGGTCTACTTGCTTAATAAGTAACGTAACCATATCGCCACCGTTATTAGTTTCCGCAATAATCTTATCTGCGCCTAAGTCGTGGTAAAGATTTACTGCTTGTCTAGCCCACGCGTCAGGCGAAGCCTTTAATGACTTATCACTAAGAACGTAGTAATGATTATCTGAAGTAATTCCTGCGGCAACAATTCCCGTTTCATCTGAGTTAGCGTTATTAGTAACGGCAGGGTCAATCGCTACAACAATTCGAATCAAAGGCGGAATATCCGTTACGCGCGCGCGCTCTATCATCTCACGTGTCCATAACGCGCCTTCAACCGTGTCTAGGATTTCGCCATAGAGTTCCTGCCTACCAAGTCGCGTATTCTCGTAACGTAATTTAAGTTCAGCGAGCGCAGACGGCGCAAGATTCTTAGCGTTATCAAAAGTAGAACCGCGTACTACGTGTACACCTTTACGGTCTACTAAATCTTTAATTAACTTCGTAGGTCGTGGCGTAGTAGTAACAATAGTTTGTGGGTGCTGACCTAATCGCGCACCGAACTGGTACTGGTCCCAAGCGTCAGGACGTTTAAATGCGGCTAACTCATCAAACCAACCGCCGTGAAATTGTGGACCACGTAAACGGTCAGGCTCTT